GCAAGTCCTTCGCTGGCAGGCGAGGGACTTCTTTTTGCCTACTTTCAATACCAACAGTAATACTTTTGGTGTATTTATGGAAAATTCAATACCATAGGGCTTGACAGCGCGCCAAAAAACTGCTATACTAAGTCATCAGCAAAAACACACCGGCCCCCACGGGGGCACACGAGAGGGTAGCAAAAATGTTCAAGGGTAATTTAGCAAACACAGTAGGCGAGTTAGGCGAGTACGGTCCGTTCGACACGAAGGCCGTCAAGATGGGGACGACCTTCGGTATCTTCCACAAGAGCGTAAGCGGCACACTGATCGGCAAAGAAGTCGCAGCCTTCGACCTGAAAGTTAGCAGCAAGGCTGTGAAATTTCCGAAAGCCGAAAAGAAAATGGCCGAATGGTGCGAGGCTAACGGGCTGAATGCGGCGGATTACAAAGTGATGCCGATTATGTTCAGTATCCCGATTAAGTAAGCCGAACGGGGCCACAGTGCCCCACTCTTAACCCAGCCGATAGCCGGTGACAAGCCCGGGCAAATGGGGAGTCAAGAGACGAGCCAGGTAGCGGCCTGACGTTCCGATAAGACGGCAGGCAAACACAAAGGACAAACTTATGAAGACCTATTACGAGTACACAATCACCAAAGACACATCCGTCCGCGCCGTTTACGCCAAAGATGCGGCGTCAGCGATGTGGGCCATTATCGAGCGCCACGGCGTGGACGTGAAGGTGCGCTGGATGGAGCGCCGGGTAGAGAAGCAGATCGGATGACAATCCAGGAGTACACGGAGCGCACAGGGAGTGCGCTCCAGCAAAATCACCCGCGGAATTATCCGGCATATGCAGACAACCCAATCGCGTGCTGGCGTTACGTCTGCCGGTGCTATGGCGCCGGACTAGCGCCGTACACAGACAAGGAAATTCAAAGCGCTGTTTCTACACTGTACGGGCGCTGGTTTATTGCCCTCGATATGTCTAGCCGCAGGCCGAAAATTGACAACAAAGAGTTTGCCGGCTGGATCTGGGATGCGTGCAGAGAGGCGCGGTGCAGCGCCGAAAGGAAAAATTGATTATGGATACACGAGATGTGAATCACCGGCGGTTCGACTTGTTCACCGGCCCGGCCATCCGCTTCATGGTGGACGCCGTAGCCCAACGGACGCCGACCGAACTGGTGGACGACACCGTAGCGACCATGCGCATGGCGCAGCAGCCTGTCAACCGCTTCCCCGGCGTGGACATGGTGGCGCACAAGGCGCGGCAGTACGTAGCGTGCAGTAACTGCCTGAAGGCCATTACGGTGGACGATGTGCAGGCGAATGAATGTTCTAACTGTGGTTGTGCAATTTTATCGAAAGGAAAGGTGTAACGTGGTAGCAGTAGGGTATCTGGTGGACACAAGCGCCGTCGTGCGCTTGGCGTGGGCAGGGCTGTATACGGCCTTGCTGTTGGTGGGCGTGATTTTGTTTGCGATGGCGGCGCCGGTGTTGGTGGCGCTGGTGGCCCTGATTCTGCCGATAGTGGCGAAGCTAGTTGCTGGCGCGCTGATCATTGCGGCGTTCGGCTGGGTGACGTATCCACGGACGAAGGCGGGGAAATGAATCAACAAACTATTCAGGTCTACTTTAATCCTGGGGTGAGCGCCAAAACCCCCTGGCACGTTGGCCTCCACGATGGCACGGCCATAGCGGAAACGTTCGGGCAGTTCAGTACACCAGTCGAAGCTATCCGGCGCGCCGAACCGGTGTCAGCCGAGCGCCGGTTGCCGATCATTAAGCCGGCATGGCTGAAGGTTGTGCTGGCATAACTTCCCCAGGTCGCTGCCCTCGCCGTCACTGTGACCAACGAAGCAGGCGAGTATCGACCAGCAACGAGCGCTGCGAAGGCAGGCAGTAGCGCAAAGGTTACCCTGAGTTACCAAGCAACTATTCTGAAAGGACTTGACACATGTACGCAACAACGATGACCCACCCCAACTTTAGCAAGATGATCCGCAATTTTATCCTGATGGCATTGCTTGTGGGCAGTTTGCAGGTGACCCGGTGCAGCAACGATGAAGACGAGGTGTCGCAGGCGCTGCGTGACCAGCACGACCGTATGCACAAGATTGTGCTGATGGTGACTGGCAACTAAACGGTTGGATGCAGTTGGCTGGAACCCAACTGCGTCCGTAGAATCCCTAGCGAGATTCAAGGAAAGTATACCATGAGTAAACAAACTATTTCAATTTCAATTTGGTTTATCGCTGCTGTTGCACTGATCTTCGCCATTATCGCCGTCGCCATTGATGCCCGTGCGCAGACTCCCACCCCGACGCCAAACTGCTGGACGGTAGACGGCCAACTGGTGTGCATCGGCCCCGGCCCCGTAGCCATCACCGCAACGCCGACGCTGACGCCAATTGCGCCCACGCCAGAGCCGACAGCGACACCCGTAATGATCCGCCCGATGAACATCTGCGCTCATCCGCTGTGGACGTGCGTGCGGCTGCCCATCATCCACACAGTTGGTGAAGCGACGGGCGGTGTGCGATGAATGAGCTACAGCAAGTTTTGCAAGATGCGGCCAGCCGGTTGCTTGTGCGCTTCGACATCACCCTGGACGACCGTTCGCCCGTCTGGCGGCCGGTAGCGTGGAAGTCTAGCACGGCGGACAAGTGGCAACGGTTCACGCAGGCGCCCACAGTGCCACAGGCGGAGGTGTACGCCACGGTGACGGCAGCCGGCGGCGAGATGCAGCGGGAATGTAAGTTTCTCGGTAACGAGATGGTGTATTGGTTTGAGCGTAAGCGATGAGAAGGGGCGCATTGTGAATGCTGAGGTGTTGATCCGAAATATGCCGGATAATGTCAGACAGAGATTTTGGTCAAAGGTTGATAAGTCTGGGGGATGCTGGAATTGGATTGCGTCGAGGAACCGCAAGGGGTACGGGCAATTTGATTGGCGAAAACTCGGACGGCCATACTTGGCACATCGCGTGTCGTGGATAATGCACAATGGCGGGGATCTGGGTGGACTGTGTGTGCTTCATCGTTGCGACAACCCCGCCTGCGTAAACCCAAGCCACTTGTGGGTAGGAACACCGGCGGAAAATTCAACGGATATGGTAAAGAAGGGCCGATCCAGCAAGGGCGAAAATCATTGCCACGCAAAGCTAACGCCCAGCGATATTGTGAAAATACGCGATTTGTTTAGTCAGGGAGCACTAACCCAAGCGCAAATAGGCGAAAGATTTGGTGTCGCCAGAACAACTATTAGCAGCATAGTTACCCGTCGAAACTGGGGATATATTTCAGCGAAAGGCAAAGAAAATGGCATTCAGAAAGATTGATAAATCTATCGCTATCTTGCCTCCGAGGCAGTGGGCGTTAGTGGGTTACCCAGGTAGCGGCAAAAGCACCTTCGCCACCCAAATGGTTGGCCCCTTACTGGTTGTCGATGCTGATCACCGCTTCACCGAAGTGGCCCGGCTGGCCAGCGACGAAGTGTTTGAGGTAAGTGATAAGCCCGAGGATCACGCCGACGCCGAACGCATCGCCGCATCACTCAAGGAGAATATCAAGGGTAGCGGTGTGCAAACAATCATTATCGACAGCTTGACCAGTATCCTTACCCCACTGGTCGTGCAAGCCATTTTGGATAACGACGCTGGGCGCAACAAGAATCGCGCTGCCGCCTTCAAAGACAAGGCCCTGGCCATGCGCTTGCTACAGGACAGCGTTACCGGCACCGGATGTTCAACGCTGTGGATCTACCACATTCGCAGTGGCCTGGACGGCAAAGCGAACCAAGTCGAAAGTGCATCCATCAGCGTGGTGGAGCTGGCCCGGTTGCGGCGGTCGCTGAACATGCAACTGCGCATCATCGAAGAGGGCAACCGGCGCGGCGTCAAAGTCGAGTGGGCGCGGCGCGGTCGTCAAGGTATGACGCTGTGGGATGACAGCGGCGTGTGGGCAGACATGCCGGCCAAAATCGAAGCAGCGGTCTATGGTGGGCTGACCAAAGCCGATATGGATGAGATGGAGCAGGCGGCGCCGGTAAGCTTCGCTGGGCCAGAGGATGCCATTGCATGGGGCGTTGAGCAGGGCTGTTTCCGCGACGCTGTTCACGCCAAAAATGCTTACGACAAGGTGAAGCGGGAAGCCAAGCCGCAGACGGCCAACGACATGTGGTTAGCTTGGCACAAGTGCGTAGAAGATCACAAGGCGGAAGCCGAGCAGTCGGAAGAGACTTATTAATCAACCAAGTGCGTCGACTATCCCCTGGCCGGCGCTTATTCAGCAAAGGAATAACTCATGAACTTCAATCAAATCACCCTGGCCGGTAACGTCGCCAATGATCCAGAAATGAGGCTGACCGCTAGCGGTAAGGCTGTAACCTCCTTTAATCTAGCGATCAACGAGGGCCCACGCGATAACCAAAAGACGCTCTTCGTGCGTGTCTCCTGCTGGGAGAAGCTGGCCGAAACGGTGAGCCAGTATCTTGTCAAAGGGCAAGGTGTGCTTATCTCTGGCCGGCTGGATGCGTCACGCGCTTACACTCGACAAAATGGTGAGTTGGGTGCTAGTACCGAAGTGACAGCGCTCACCGTGCAGTTTGGCGCCAAGCCGAGAGGGCAGGACGGCGACACCGAAGCCCGTCCAGCGCAGACGGCCAAGCCAAGCAAGCCAGAAGAGACACCAGACATTCCCTTTTGAGGTGAACCATGCGCCCAGGCGACAAAGTAATCTACTTCAAAAGCTACAACTTTGACCCGGCGCCCGCGCGTATCGGCTACATCACCCACCAGTTGCCCGTCAGCGGGTGGGTGATTCTGACCGACAAGCCGGACGGCACCGCACGCATCCACGTGCGCTGTGTCAATGTTCATCCGTTCAGCGATGCACTGTGGAATGCCTATCAGCAGTGGGAGCGGAATGCAAAGCACCTGGAAGCGCAGCACAAGCGGCTGATGGTGGGTAAGGTGCCGGAAGAGTTGGCACAGATCGGAATGTGGTGAGGGTATGCGAGTTGCAAGTGATGCACCGGCTAGGCCGGCCCTTCGATATCATGGTGGTAAATGGCGTGATGCTCCTTGGATTATCTCGCAATTCCCGCCCCATCGCCGCTATATTGAGCCGTTCGGCGGTGGTGCTTCTGTGTTGCTGCGCAAGTCCCGAAGTTATGCCGAGGTGTACAACGATCTGGATGGCGAGATTGTAAACCTGTTCCGTGTGCTGCGCAATCCGAGCCAAGCGCGAGAACTTGGACGGCTGATAGAGATGACGCCGTTTAGTCGGGTTGAGTTTGAGCAAGCCTATCTGGCCGACGGTGACCCGATTGAGCAGGCGCGGCGACTCTTGGTGCGTTCCTTTATGGGGTTCGGCGCGGCTGGAACAACGGGTAACAATACTGGCTTTCGCAATAATTCCACCAGGTCAGGCACAACGCCGGCGACAGATTGGATGAACTACCCGCCGGCCCTAGCCATGATCGCCGAAAGAATGCGTGGCGTGATTATCGAGATGTTGCCAGCGGTGGAAGCTGTCCAGAAGTTTGACGGCCCCGACGCACTTTTCTACCTTGACCCGCCCTATCCGCTTTCTACGCGCGGTAAACAATCGGCTGCCGGTTATCGACATGAGATGACCGACGATCAGCACCGAGAGTTAGCGGAGATCGTGCGCTGCATCAAGGGTAAGGCTATTATCAGCGGCTATGCTTGCAATCTGTACGATAGCGAACTATACCCAGACTGGCAACGCATTACCAAAGACGCTCACGCTGAGGGTGCCAGAGATAGAACCGAAGTGCTTTGGATTTCACCAACCGCTGTGATTCAGCGGCCGTTGTTTTGAACTGGAGGCAACCCCATGTCAGTAGCAATGAGACTACAGCCAACCGTAGAACTAAGCCTCGGCGCCGTCCACCGGCTCACTGTCAAGGGCGTCCCGTTAAAACTCACGATCACCGGCCTCACGCTCTGGAACGCCACCTTCACCGTCACTGGTCCTGGTGTGCGCAACCCAGAGCGACCACGGACGATGCCGCTGATGGCGCTGGCCTGCTGGCTAGAATTAGCAAGGAAGGAGGAGCAGAATGCTTAAGAAACCGAATAAGAAACCGAAATTGAACCCGACCTATCCGTGGAAGTGTGACATGGTTGCGCATTCGGACAAGAAGCGCCAGCGCAAAACCAGGATTTTGGATAAGTCACTGCGACAGGCGCGACATCTGAAGCATGGCGCCACAACGGCGCCATTTTTACGAGAAGGAGCGACCCATGCCGCTTAAATCAGTTCCATTTCAGGGCGCACCAACGACCGGCTTCACCGGCTTGCTGTGCGCCATCACGCTACAGGCGCTTGACGACATCAGCGACTGCAACGGCTATAGTCACGGTGTAGACGCGCTGTATTATCTCAACGCTGAACCCGTTCAGGCCATGCACGAGATGATCGGGATCAATATCCGGCGCCGGTGGACGTTTGCCGAGGCGAAGCAGTTAAGGAAGAAGGGGGAATGATGGATATGGCAGTATCAAAGAGGGCAATCAATTTTGCCGAAGCTTGTAGGGATGGCGACATCATTGAAGGAAAGCCTGTTCAATTGGAGTTGCTAGCCCGAAATGCGCAGGTCTTAATTGATGAGTACGAACCCCGCATTGCCGAACTGGAAGCGGCGTCGGCAACATCCGTGCCAACTGTGGAAGATAACGAGGGATACATCGAAATAAAAGGTGGTGTCAAATTTTGTTTTCATCGCAATGGCGATGTGACTATTGTTATCGAAATGGCGAATGGACATGAGATTGATCTTACCCTGAAAGACAACGAGTTTGACAACGTTTACGCCAAGCGGCAGGACTGGCTACGGACGCCGATAGCAACGCAGTCTAAGCACGACTAGATCGTATCTTACCCCAGCCCAGCCACCACGCTGGGCTGTTTGCTTTTCCTCGCCATCGCACCGAGACCCACGCCGCCACCAGCGAAGGAACAACCGTTCTGGAGCGATTAAATAGATATGACGCGACAAACTATCACCGACCGGGAGAGGGAAGTTTTCGCCCTGGTGGCTCAGGGACTCACCACGAAAGAGATCGCCCGCACGCTACGCATAAGCCCCAGCACCGTGTCCGTTCACGTTGCCAGAGTGTTGCGGACCCTGGACGCGCGCAGCCGAAGCCATGCCGTCTTTTTGCTGTATGCATCTAGGTAATTCCGCGTAATTACTATTTACGATAGATTCGCACTTCCTTTCGTGTTACCATTTTCACAGAAACCAGTTTTAGGAGCTAGGCCCATGCTCATTCGCGACAACTTCCGTAAATATATCAACCCCACCCAGCCCCTTATCAATGTGGCCCCTTATGCGCGCCTGGAACGTGCCGCAGGCGCCGCCGTCTGGCGCTGCGTCTGCGTCTATCACCTGTCACCCGCTGAGAACGGCGGTAAGCATGTGGTGTTCGTTGACGCCCTCGATTCAGTTGGCCAGTGGGCATGGGCCGACGGGCTAAGGGTGCAATGGACGTGGGAAGGCCGGCAACCTGGCGAGGCCGCGCCGCCCAAGGCGTTTGAGAAGCGCCCCCCGGAGCCGCGGGCGCAGGTTGACTTGTATCGTGGGCAGGTGACATCTGTCCGCATTGACGACCCGACCGGCATCCCGTCCGACACTGTACACGGGTTGCGCAGCGACGTAGAGGATGTAGGTGGGGGCAATAGTCGCTATCATAACAGTTTCTTAGTCCTCTTTCAGCGCTTGCCCGGTGGGGTGGTAGTGCCGCCGGTAGAGACGACAAAGACCCTGGAGCAGCGGGTGGCTGCACTCGAAGTGTGGGCCAAGGCTAACGGCTGGGGCGGCAAATGATCATTGAGTTATTGACAATTGGCCTGTCGGTTGCGTTATCGTTCGCTCTATTCGCTTTTTCGCAATGGCGGGGTTGGTTTGTCGTGGAAACCAAAGAAGTCGGCGACTTGCGAAAGCAAATAGAAAACCTAACGGACGACCGTAACCGGCTGTTGCTTGACCTCGCCAACGCCAACCGGCGCATTCAGGATCTGGAACGCGAACTTGGCGAAATTAAAGCCAAGATGAGCCAAGCAAGGCCGCACCTGATCGTGCTTGGTGTCTGGACTGGCAGCAACCTGTCCGTCAGCGAAGAGCGCGACGCTGTGTACGACGCCGGTATTGAGTACCGCGCCCTGTTTGGCGACCGGGCAACCCGCGCCAACATCCTGCGCGAGTTACGCATTGGGGGCATCACTGTGCTGGAGGTTGGCGCGCATGGCAACCCTGATGAGCTCCTAATCAACCAACAACAATTAACCGGCGGCTGGTGGCAGCGTGTGCTGACTGGGCGCTCTATCAACGTGGCGCTCATCCTGGCGTGCTTCAGTGACAGCAGCGTGGCCGATGCCATCAAGCGCGCTGGGGTGCAACATGTCGTGGCCGCCACCGATGAAATTGAGGACACCGCTGCCGTGGAGTTTGCACGCCAGTTTTATCAACTGTATGCGGCTGGTATGGACGTACCGCGTGCGGTCGAAGAGGCGAAACTAGCGCTAGACTACCGGCAGGCAGAGAAGTTGGTGCTGCGATGATCTGCCTACTGTTTTTCCTGGCCGGCTTTTTGGTGGGTGGCCCAGTCGGCTTGTTGGTGGCGGCGATGATGATCGCCGCGAAGAAAGGTGATCATGAGTGAAGCTGAGTCCCTAGTTGCTTCACCACAGAGAGACAACGCTGAGTTATTCGCCAAGGCGCTGGAGCTAGCGCCACGTTTTGACAGTCTCACCAATCTGGGTAGGGCTGTCAATGATGCCCTGGACATCGACGTGACCGCAGCGGCTTGGCGCGGGCTGTTCGTACGCAACCCAGAACAGCGTGAACGTATCCGCAAGCGCCTGGGGACGGCAGCGCACCAGCACCAACGGACGATCACCGTCACCGGCGACTGTAGCGGCATTGTTTTTTCTGACATTCACGCACCCTACCACGACCGCCGCGCTATCGCCCTGGCCGCCAAGGTTGCGGCTTGGTGGAAACCTGACATTGCTATCTACAATGGCGATGATGTGGATTTTTACCAGCTTTCGCGCTTTGACAAAAACCCAAACCGCACGGCGCGCATTCAGGACGAAATTGATACCTGGCACGTTGAGTGCGTCGCCCCGTTGAGTGCTGCATTGGGCAAGGCGCGAAAAATCAAAGTACCGGGCAACCACGAAGATCGCTTACGGCGTAAACTGTGGGCCAACCCTGACCTGTTCGGCGTGGGGGCGCTTGAGCTACCAGAGCTAATGCAGTTGCGCCGGTATGGTATCGAATACGCCGAATTGCGAGTTAGGTTCGGCAATGTGCTGGAAGTGACCCACGGCACCCGCGTCAGCAAGTGGGCAGGGTACACAGCGCGCTTAGAGCAGGAGCAGCGGCGCTACAGCATCAGCACCATTACCGGCCACGTCCATAGGGCTGGGCGCTTCCAGACGCGCATCGGCAACGGCTATAGCGTCGGACAGGAAGCGCCCTGTCTTTGCACGACCGACCCGGAGTACATGACCGATCCTGACTGGGTGCAGGGCGTGACCTTGTTTGTAGTGCGTGACGGCGTTGTCCAAATAGAGCCGGTGCTATTCACCCCCGACTATAAGGCGATGGTTGGCAAACAGTACTTTGAAGCCTAGCAAACTAATATCTTCTACCTACTTGAAACTTTCTTTTGTTCATGCTAACATGTAGCTGAATATCATTCATTTTCGTTCGGAGGTCGTAATGCAACTCATTAAGGGCGCATGGGCGGGGCTTGACGCCAAAGGCCGCACGGTCGTTGCGGCATTGAGCGTGTTGGCGGTCATTGTGCTGGCATTGAACGGTGTTGACCTGGCGCCATTGTGGGCGTGGCTGGGGGCTGGATGACAGTAAAGTTGCCGCTTGATGGCAGTAAATCGCAGACAACGTTGGCTGTCCGTGCCAAGGCGCTTGGCTTCTCCGATGTGTATGTAGACCTAGCCGGCTTTCTGCGTGGGTATCTGAATGGAGAGCGTTTTACGATCACCGACGCCCTGCTGGACGAACTAGAAGCCAAGCAAGCGCCCACCCTACCGCCTGTCCTCGCCGACTTCGACCTACTCGAAATGGCGTTCACGGCTTGGCTGCAATGGTACGAGTCGATAAATACTGAGCGCTGGCGCGGTCTATTCTGCGACGAGCGCCGCACACTGGCTAAGGCGCAGTGGGCGCGGTTTCGGGATGAGTTGGAGGCAACGGCGAAGGCGAGCGGGAAGACGACTGGCTGATATACAGTCTTTTACAGTCTATGGTAACCAGAGCGAAGACCGCAGGATCATTCAAGAAGGGTGACAGCCGCATCAACCGGAAAGGCCGGCCGCGGACTTTTGACGCGCTGCGCAAACTTGCCCAGCAGATAGGCCATGAGGATGCAGTCGGTGAAGATGGGGCGCCCGTCCTTGCCGATGATGCGCCAGTGACGACCACAGAAAACATCTTACGTCAATGGGTGGCGAGCAAAAACCCAGTACTGCAAATCAAGTTCATGGAAGTGGCTTATGGCAAGGTGCCGGACCCGATAGAATTGACCGGCAAGAATGGCGGCGCCGTTACTGTCCGTATTGTGCATGAAGATGACGAGCAATGATCTAGTCTTGCGCTTGCCCAAGCGCCTACCCTGGCAGCAGCAAGTAGTCAGAGAGTCCGGGCGCTTCAACGCAGTAGACATTGGGCGGCGCGCTGGCAAGACTACGCTAGGCATTGACAGGTGTGCCACGAAAGAAACGCTGTCCTATCCAGTGGGGTGGTTTTCACCCAGCTACAAAATGCTGCTCGAAGTATGGAGCGACTGCATGAGGATATTCAAGCCGATCACTAGCCGGCAAAGTGTGCAGGATCATCGGCTAGAGTTTGTCACCGGCGGCGTGCTTGAGTTCTGGAGTCTGGACAACCCAGACGCTGCGCGTGGCCGCAAGTATCGCAGGGCCATCATTGACGAAGCGGCCATGATTCCGGCGCTAATGGATGCCTGGAACTATGTGTTACGTCCAACCCTTACCGACTTTGGCGGGGATGCCTTTTTTCTTTCCACCCCCAAAGGGCGTAACGGCTTTTGGCAGATGTATCAATGGGGCGTGGATCCTGGGATGCCGGAATGGGCTAGCTGGAAAATGCCCAGTTACGTCAATGACAAGATAAACCCGGCAGAGTTTGACGCCATGCGGGATGTACTGCCAGAGATGGCGTATAGGCAAGAGATTTTGGCAGAGTTCCTGGAGAATGAAGGTTCCGTCTTCCGCAACATCGCCGCCTGCATGAATGCGCCGGAATGTACGCCAGGGCAGCACCGAGGGCATACGATTGTGGCCGGCCTTGACCTGGCCAAGCAGAACGACTTCACCGCCATCTCTATCGGTTGCCGTGACTGCCGGGTAGAGATAGCACGGGATCGCTTCAACCAAGTGGACTATCTGTTCCAGGTTGGGCGCATCAAGGCCATTTGCGAACGCTGGGACGTTCATTCGCTCCTGGTCGATTCAACCGGCGTCGGCTCTCCGATTCTGGAACAGTTGCAGAGTGATGGTCTGCCGGCCAACGGCTTCGTGTTTACCGCCACCAGCAAGCCGCCGCTTATCGAAAATATGGCGCTGGCCCTGGAGCGCACCGAATGGCAATTTCAAGAGGATAGAGTGTGGACAATGGAGCTAGAGGCATACGAGCGCACGGTGTCGCCCACAACCGGCAGAAGCAGCTACAGCGCCCCAGAAGGGGGCCACGATGACACCGTGATTTGTCGCAGTTTGATGCTCTGGCAGGCGCGTAACGCTGTAGCGCTGTTTGGCGTCCTATGACCCAGGCTCACGTCTACCTGGCCTGCTGGCTGGCGGCCATGCTACTGGTGATGGCGACGCCCATGTCACTCCTGTTCGGTGTCGCCTGGTGGCGCGTATTAATCGTATTGCTGATTGAATTGATGATCCTTGCATGGATCGGATGGCTGAAGAAATGACCCTTACTCAATCACTCCGCAACCTATTTAGCGCCCCGGCCCTGCCCGTTGTCGCTTCCACCAAAGCGCCCATTGCCGACGCATCATTCGACAGCGTGCTGGCCGGCATGACGCGTTACGGCCAGTTTCGACAGATGGAAACGATGGACACCGACGCCGCCTATAAGCTAGCCGTTACCAGTGCTTGGGTATGGAGTGACATCAAGCTAATCAGCGACCGCGTGGCCAGCCGTGACGCGGCGCTAAAAGTCAAGAGCCGTTCCAGTGGTGACACCATTGACGCCCACCCCTTCCTGAAGCTGATGGACGAACCGAACAGCTTTATGGCCGGCGGCTTCCTCAAGCGCTACACGTCTTGGTGGTTGCTCCTACGAGGCAATGCTTACCTGTTTGTCTCTACGCGCCGTCCAGGCGTCGGTGAACCCGAAGACCTTTGGCCGTTGGCTGCCAACATGGTGCGGCCCTTGCCCGAAACGTTGCGGCGTGGGCAGGGTATCTTCCGTGACATCGAACTCATCGACTATGAGTACAACGTGAATGGTTCGCTGGAAATTCTACCCGGCGAGAACATCGTGCATTTTCGCAGCCCCAACCCGTTCGACTACTGGGAAGGGTTGAGTCCGCTCACCGCGGCCCTTATCGGCGTGCAGATGGACCATGCACAAGCTGTGTGGCAGCGTGACTTCTTCGCCAAAGAGAACGCCATCCCATCGGCTATCATCAGCGTGCCGGCAACCACGTCACCCGTCGATTTTGACCGACAACGCGAGATTTTGCGTCAACAGATGGCGGAGGGCCAGAAGCGGCTATTTGCCCGTAGCGGCGACCTCACGGTGGAAACCATCACGCAGACGCTGGAACAGATGCAGATCATCGACAGCCGCAAGTTTAACCGGGACGAGATTGACCGCGTTTACGGCGTGCCGACGGGGCTTATCTCTGGCGGGCTGTCCGGTGATTCTCGCCTGGCTGCCGAGATTGCTTTTGCCCGCAATACCATCCAGCCACTGATTGACTACATGGCCGAACAACTGTCCACCGACTTGGCGCTCTACTATGGTGACGACATCATGTTCGAGGCGCCCAATGTCATTCCGCAGGACCGTGCGCTAGAAGTGCAGGAGTACACCACATACTCGCAGGATATGACGGTTGATGAGAACCGGGAAGCACGCGGCCTGAAGCCGGCTACGCTTCCGGCTGACCTGGCCGACCTGGCCACGGTGCCGGTGAGGCTGTTGCAGTACGTGGCCAAAGCGGCCGAACCACCGCCACCACCGCCTCAGGCTGGCGACATGATCGGCAGTCAAGCGCCGGCAAATGTGGTGGACGAGCAAGCCGGGAAAAGCATCGCCGTGGAGGCCGAACTAAAGCGCTGGCGCAAGGTGGCCCTTAGTGAGTTGCGCGCCGGACGCCGACCGGAAGAGCGGGCATTTGAAAGCGCTGTCATTCCGGCTGGGCAGAAGACTGCTATCCTGGAAGCGCTACAGGACGCCGAAGATGAAAGCGAGGTGAAGGCGGCGTTTGACCCCGCCCCCTTTTGCTTCAAGCTTTGGGCCGACTACTAAGGCGCTGATTCTTCAGCTTGACCCTAACGACGACGAAGCCGAGCGCAAAGAGCGCATGGGCGTGGAACGGCGCACAGAGCTGGAAGTGCGCAGGGAGCTGGCACGCGTCAGTGGCGAACTACTCACCACTGGGCCAGACAACGCCTACGCTGCATCTGTGGCTGCACAGCAAGCCGTCCAGGGCGAACGAATGCGCGACATCCTAAGCCGTGCGCTGCAAGACTCCGCCGATCTGGGCGTCTCTGTGGCCATCAAGCAGTTCGAGAATGTCGGCTATGGGTTTGATTACACGCTGGCGAACGAATCAGCCCGCGCTTGGGCATTGCGCTACACCGACGCTGTGCTGGCGCAACTCGGCACTACCACGAGCCGCATTGTGGGGCAAGCCGTTGATCGCTGGATTGGCAACGGTGAGCCGCTGAGCGCATTGGCGAAGGACTTAAAGCCAGCATTCGGTAAGCAGCGTGCCAAACTCATCGCAGCCACGGAGGTGACACGAGCTTACGCGGAAGGTAGCAAAGAGGCATACATCGCTTCTGGCGTGGTCAAAAAGTTGGTGTGGCAAACGGCCAACGACGAAAGACGCTGCGTGTTCTGCGGCGGACTACAGGGCAAAGTCGTTGGCATTGAAGAGAGTTTTGATAGTGCCTTACCGGCTAACCTGAGAGAGAAAGCCAAGCCCTTTGCGTTGCCACCAGCACACCCCGGCTGCCGGTGTTTTATTTTACCGGAAGTCGAAGAAGTCAAGGAGCCGAAGCCGAAGAAGCCCAAGGTGCCCAAAACGCCGAAGACGGACCCAGCACTGGCTGATCCGAATGGCACTGTCATCTGGAGCAAAGAGCCGCTTTACGAAGGGCAAAAACTCAACGGGGTGGCGATCACTCCGGCCAAAGACGGCTACTGGCGCCAAGTCAAGGACGTGCAGCTTGCTGATGAGCCGGCGTTACCCGCGCTGCCGCCTGGACAGCGGATGTCTACTGGCGTAGTGATTATTGAGCCGGACGGGCGCATTTGGGTTGTTGAGCCGAAGGATCACTTTGGCGGCTATGAACACACCTTCCCCAAGGGTGGACTAGAAAAGGCCCTGAGCGCTCAGCAGAACGCGCTCAAGGAAGCCTACGAAGAAAGCGGCCTGTCTGCCAAGGTCACCGGCTACGTGGGCGACTTTGCCGGCACCACAGGCACAACCCGCTATTATCTGGCGCAGCGCACTGGTGGCGCGCCGTGGCTCAGCGATGACGAGACAGTTACGGTAAAGCTGGCCCCCATGAATGCAGCAAAGGGACTGCTGAATACAGAGCGCGATCAGGCGGTGTTTGCCGCTGTGCAGCAAAAGTTAGGGCTGGCGCCCAAGCCGGTGGAAATACCCGCGGCGCCGCTGGCCGTGACGCCGCCGATAGCGCCAGTAGCGCAACCGCCGAAGCCGAAGCCACTTGACACCATGCCTGGACTTAACGATCTGACCTACGTCAAGGATCTGGGCGGCTCGACTGGCGCTAGGCTTTACCAGGACGCCAGTGGTAAACGCTATGTCGTCAAGGGCGGCAATAGTGAGGCACACATCAAAAGCGAGGCTTTGGCCGACAGCCTCTACCAGACATTGGGTGCAAATGTACCGCGTTTTCGCCTGGACGAGCAAGACGGCAAGACGTACAAGATCGCTGAGTTCGTGGAGGGCCGACTACTCAACGAGTTACGCGGCGATGAACTAGCGGCGGCCCATAAGCAGCTACAAAAGCACTTTGCGGCTGACGCTTTGTTGTCTTCTTGGGATGTCATTGGCTTAGGTGCCGATAACATCATGGTCGGCAACGACGGCAGGGTATGGCGCATTGACAACGGCGGTTCGCTGCTCTATCGAGCGCAGGGCGCAGCCAAGCCGATGACAAACTACATGGACGAACTGTGGACACTGCGCGATAGGAAGGTCAACCAGCAGACACACAAGGCATTTGGTGGCATGGATTACGGGAAAATTGCCGATCAATTGACAGGAATTATCGGCAAAAAAGATGATATAATGGAGATGATCGCCGACTCCAAGCTGCGCAGCATTATGGCCAGCCGCCTGAATCACGTCACCGACCTACGCCAAATCTACGACACGCTCAGTGCCGACAAATACATCGACAATTATATTGACCGCTTCAGCTACCACAATACGTGGATCCAGAGTAGCGGGGTGACCAGCACGCTGAGCAAGCAACTGACCTGGACCAACGCTAAGAGCAGAGAGGTGATCTTGGTAGATGAAAACGGCAAGGAGTTTGACGATCTGCGCGGCAGCAATGGCATTTATGCTAAGTTCTTGACTGAACTAGACAAGCGTACAGGTGGGCGCGGCGCTGAGTTTGTCGAGGGTTGGTCAGGTGGGCAAGCCTTTAGTTCATGGTCGGCATGGCCACGCTTGGTCAAGGAAGCGATGATGGAGAATAGGCCCAGCGACTATTTTACGATGCCTGTTGATCCTCGCACGCAAAACATATTAGAGCGCCTGCGGACGCAATATACCAGCACAGAGGTGACCGAATTTGCATCGGCGCTCAACGCCCTGAGCTATGAGACGCTACGGCGCGTGGATGTCGGCAATCGGACCAGCGCGGGCATGATTACCGTGCTGCGCACCGAGAGCGACGACGTAATCGAGCGCTACGGGCTAAGAAAAGTGAAGGGTAGTGCCGCTATGCTCCAGCGTGGCGCGCTGGAAAGTACGTCACTGTTCAAGCCGGTCGTTGTGGCTGGTGCGCAACTGACCGAGCAGGACATCCCCATCCATCGCGTGATGGGCTTTTACGGATTCGGTATAAGTAAGACCATGTACGCCAATGAGATAGAAAACGAATTGCTCGCTCTGCTGGATGGGCACATATCGCGCTATCTGCGGAAAGTAGGAAGATGACAATAGCGACACAGTTTGATCAGGGGCGCGCTTATCGAAAATTTACTCACGATGGGGTTGACTACCTGATGTATGCAGAGGCAACAAAATACACTATGCACGAGGAGTTTGGCGTCGTCAACGCCGGTGGCCCCGATCACAGCTTCACCCTACCGGATGGGCGGGTGGCCGAAGGGTATACTAGCGACCCGTTCTTCGTTCAGCAGTATGTCGAAATGTGGAACGAAACCAGCGGCATCGATTCGCCAGACGAGGAATAGCCAATGCCGGCTGATCTCGAAATTTCCATCCAAGGCGTTGACCGCCTCGTCGCCAAGTTCGGGCGGGTGCAGTCCATCAAGATATTGGAACCGCCTATGTGGCGCGCCGTGTATCGGCTGCAACGGACGATGGCGACCTATCCACCGCCGCCACCAAAAAGCAAGTATCGACGCACCGGCACCTACGGGCGATTGTGGACGGTGGCAGTTGAGGGCGACAACGGCAGCCTCACCGGCAAAGTGGGGATCAAGCTATCCTATGCGCCCTGGGTGGGCAGCTATCGCTTTCAAGCAAAAGTGCATCGTGGACGTTGGACCACAGACCAGCAGGCCGTCCAGATGCACCGCCCTGCCATCGTGAAGGATTTCAATAGCGCAATCAAGGCGGCCATAGCATGAGTTCGCTCGAAACCCTAGCCGTTGCCCTACCGCACACGCCAGGGCGCTGGATGGAACAGGTGCAGCCGCTGGACACGCACACGCTATGGCACGACGTTGATGACGGGCGCTTGTGCATCATCTCTATTGGCGACGGCTGCACGACGCTGTCCAAATACAAGTGGCAGTTTACGGCGCACCGGCCTGACGGCTTGCACGAACATATCTACCAGTACACAACCGGCGGCTGACGATGACGGCGCCGGCCAGTTGGGAGCGGATAAATTAGACAAAATGATGACGCAACCCCTATTGAATAGTACGCAGAATTGTGCTAAGATTGACGACAATATTGTAAGCGCTTTGCCGCCTACCGCCGTCCAGTTGGAGAAGTTTATCCGGCGCATTCGTGCGCTGACCGACGGACGGCACGAAATTATCCTGACCGTGCAAGATGGCGTGCAGGACTGGACTGTCAGGACTATCGGCAAAGTCGAAAAGTAAATAACTGGCCTGACCACCATATCAGGCGACGCACCAGGAACGCAGACACACGGCGCAATTGCGAGAATCACTCTCGCGGTTGCGCCGTTTTTTTTTATCCCAAAATTCTATGACCAACAAAGCGGTTTTGTTCACAGTCCCACCCGATAGCGAGTACACCGGCGTCATGTTGGCGCTCTACCCGTCGCCTGAACTGGCCGCGCAGATCGCAGCAATGGACGGCGTTGATATGCCGGCTGAAGCCTTGCACGTCACGTTGGCCTATGCGGGCAAGGTGGACGCTCTGACCGACTTGCAGGTCGCTGGCGCTATCGTGGCCGCACAGAAGACAGCCACCTACAACGAACCGCTGGCCGGCACGATCAATGGCTTGGGCCGCTTCAACGCAAGCCCGTCCAGTGACGGCAAGGATGTCATTTACGCCGTGGTTGATGTGCCGGGCCTGGACGAACTGCGCAGCGACCTCAACGAATGCCTGGAAGAGTACGGCATCGAACCCAGCGAGACGCACGGCTACACGCCGCACATGACGTTGGCCTACATTGACGCTGGCGCACCTTCGCCCATTGCGACCATGCCCACGTTGCCGCTGATGTTCAATAGTGTCAGCGTAGCGGTTGGGGGCAAGCGGGTGGACTATCCGTTGTTGGGCATGGAGAAGCCCGAAGACATGGGGCATGAGTATAAGGGCAACGCTCTAAAGGCCATCAGCGCCACTGACACAGAACTGCGCGTCGCCAACTACATGGTGCTTTGGGACGGTCGTGACATGGAAGGCGTCGCCAGCAAGCGCAAGAATGCCGACGGCAGCGCGGGCGAGTTCTTTACCAAGTCCACAAGCTTTGATTCTGACTACACCCAAACCGGCGTGGTCTACGTGGATTGGGAGCACGCCAGTGGGCGCGAGGGCGCCGGCCAGGACGACATTCTTGGCTTCGTCGATATGAAGACGGCCCGCATTGACGAAAAGGGGCTATTCGTAGAGCGGGTGCTAAACCGCCGCAACCGCTACGTGCAGTACGTGGAGGAGTTGATCAAGGCTGGCCTGATCGGGAATAGCACCGAGGCAGTGACAACCGGCGTGGTCAAAGCCGCTAACGGGAAAATCGAAAAGTGGCCTTTGCGCCGGGACACCCTAACCGTCACCCCGATGGAACCGCGGATGCTGTCGCAAAATGCGATTGCTGCCATCAAGGGGTTGTCGGAAAAATACCCAGCGCTAAAGGCTTTGCTTGATACGCCAGACACCAGCCAACGCAACAACAGCGGCAAAGGTGGTGAGGAATCACGCCAACGGGATATTGTGAAGAGCCTGGGACTACTGGCACTACTCGAACTCGAATCAACCATTGTGTAGGAGAAACCACACATGACACTGAAAGAACAACTGGCCCTAAAGCTGGCTAAGGCGAAAGAAGCCTACGAAGCCGGCAACGTCGAAGAGGGCAACAAACTGAAAGGCGAGGCGGAAAGCATTAAATCCGCCATTGAAGGAATGGCCGCCCTGGACGGCATTCAGGACAGCGCCGCCAAGGCCATGCGCCCCAGCTTGCCCGGTGCTGGCAACGGTGCGCACAACCAAGCCGCCGACCAGGAGCAGAAGCCTGCGACCGGCGACGCCACCATGAAGGCGCTCTACACCATGCGCTTCGGTGACGACAACGCCGTCAAGACTGCTGTGCTGACCGACCTGATCGGCAGCAACTACCAGCAGCGCATCTGGGACCAGACCGCCACCTTTGCCAAGTACTTGCGCGGCGGCGAGTCCAATCTTGACCGCGAAGAATACAAGATGCTGAAAAGCCAAATCTTTGCGTTTGAGGACATCAGCGCCATGATTCAAAACGGCTTTGATGTCAAGACTATCAAGACGACGATGGTCGAAGCGCAAGGCACCCTTGGCGGCTTCGCGGTGCCAACCACGATGCAAAGCGCCATCCTCCAGCGCCTGCCCGGCATGACCGCCATTCGTGGCGGTGGGGCGACTGTCGTAAATCTCACAACCGGCAATTCCACAGAGTTCATGGAAGTGACCGGCGGCAATGACCGCTATGTCTCTGGCCTGCGTGGCGCTTGGGGTAGTGAGACGCAATCGCCCACAGAGAAGAACTTCACCATTGGGCAAAAGACGGTCAACGCTGACGTATACACCTACAAGGTCGTCATGAGTCAGTCGCTGGTCGAAGATGCCTCCAACTTGGTAACTATCCTCCAGAACCTGGCCACATCTACGTTGGCAGTCGATGAAGACGACGCCTTTACGGTAGGCGACGGTGTCGGTAAACCACATGGCCTTTTGCCTGGCAGCGCCAACGCCCACGGCTTCACTGAGGTTGTGACTGGTGCCGCGGCTGATGTTACCGCTGCCGGCATCAAGAGCCTGAAGCGCGGGCTTCCGATCCAGTATCGACAGACCGCCGTCTTCCTGGCAAACAGCGACACCTATCTGGACATTGAGCTTTTGGTTGACGGCAACGGCAACTATCTGTTCCCCGACCTCACCGACACCGACCGCCTGCTGAATCGCCGGGCGATGGAGTCCGAGTCGATGCCCGATGTGGCGGCCAACGCCTTCCCGATTCTGTTCGGCAACATGGCCGGCTACGCCATCGTTGAGCGCTCCGGTATGACCGTGGCGCGCTACCAGGATAGCAACACCGGCATCAACACGGTGCAGTACCACTTCCGGCGCCGGGTCGGTGGCCGCGTAATTGAGCCGTGGCAGTTCTGCGTCGCCAAGGTCGCCGCCTCCTGATCTAAACGGTAGAGCATAACCCCGCATGGTCATGGGGCCAGCGGGGCTTTCTATAAGGAACAACACAACCATGATTAAGACACTAACCGAACAGGTGTACTTCAAGGGCTGCAACACGCCCAGTACCGCTATCGTGGACGGCAACTTCCCGGCCAGTGGTAGCTTTATCGATGTGAGCGATTGCGAGCGCTTCGGCTTTATCGTTCACGCAGGTGGCAGTGATACGGCCCTGACCTGTCAGGTGCAGCAAGCGGCCACGATCAACGGCACGGAGAAGGACGTCACCGGTGCCGTGCAGACCATCTCTGCCACTGGCGACGGCACGGTGTATCTGATTGAGGTTGAAACCCGTAAGTTGGATCTCAACAACGGCTACAACTTTGTAACCCTGGACGTGACCGGCGCCACCGGCAACGACTACCTGGGCATTGTGTTCTGGAGCATCCCACGTGTCGCTCCCGTGACCCAGACCAACACCGCCATCATCGTGGCGGGCTAAGGAGGCACCCATGAAGAAATTCGGAATCGCCGTGCTGCCCGTACTGGCCCTGCTGGCGTTCGTGGCGTTCTACCATCCAGCGACCACCGAGGCGCAGGCCAACATCCCCTGCTATCGCTCTCAGGGTGGTCGTCTCAACGTGGCCGGGGTCGGCTGTACCTACGAGTTCCAAAGTAGCAGCGCGCTCACGTTGGAGTCCGGCGCAGCGTTCAGCGTAACCGGCTTTCTCAACGGCGGGCTGCAAACGGCCATCGCCGTGGATGAGTCAAGCACGATCAGCCCGACCGGCACCGTGCAGCGTATCAGTTCCAGCCGTGCTGTGGGAACATCCGCCATCTCCGGGCGCACGACCGAGGGGCGGCTGCTTATTCTCGTCAACATCGGCAGCAACACGATCACGCTGACCGACACCGGCAACCTGAAACTTACGGCCAACATTGCGCTGGGCCAGTATGACAGCTTGACATTGGTTTCCGATGGTACGAACTGGGTTCAACTCGCGACGGCGAATAACTAACCTATGAGCTACACCGATACCAGCGCGGTCAAAGCCTACCTCGGTGTCACTGGCAGCGGTGACGACACGCTTATCGATGCGTTCGTCACCGCTGCGCAGGCGGCTATTGACCAATACTTTCTGCGCACGTTCGAGGCCAGCACCAACACGGTACGCTACTTCGACGCCGTGCGGGATGTCTCTGGTCGGCGGCTGACCCTGGATCGTGACCTGTGCGCTATCAGCAGCATCACCAACGGCAACGGGTCGGTGGTCACGTCCGGCCAGTACACGACCTGCCCGCGCAACGATACGCCGTACTACGCTATCGACATCCTAAAGTCTTCCGGCATCAACTGGGAGTATGAGGACGATTCAGAGGGGGCCATCGCGGTCAGTGGCAAATGGGCCTATAGCCTGACAGCGCCGACCAGTGTGGTGCATCTCACCAAGTGGCTGGCGGCCTTCATGTATCGGGCCAAAGACAACGTGCCACAGACGGGCGGCGGTGGTGCTGGCGTAGCGGCGGCGGTCGATATTCTGGCCGGTGACGTGCCGGCAGACATCCGGATCTTGATGTCCACGATTCCACGAAGGGCGGTCTTCTAATGGCCTTTACCTACGCCACATTCGTGAGCAACATCGCCGGCATGACCATCAGCGGTGTATCGGCAAAGAGCGCCCCACCGCAACAACTCAACACCGCCGATCTGCCCATCAGCTACCCGCGCTTGCCCATTGCCGACAACCAGTCGGTGACGCTGACCCATCAGCGCGGACTGCTGCAAGTGGCGGCTGAGCTCGTGGTGGTGATGGAACCATATCGCCAGGGCACCAACGTCGCCAACTTTACCGCCACGGTCGCCATGATTGACGCTATCGAGACGGCCATTGCAGCCAACGCCAGCGCCTACGACATTGATCGCTGGAACATCGCTTTGCAGATTGAAGAGTACGGCGCCGACCG